GGGGGGTAAAGAGTGTTATAGTGAGGGCACCAGCGGATTATGGGGCGTCCCTCTATAAAAAATCACTCTTGCCCCTTCTCATGTTTTCATTCCTTTTCCATGAAATAATTCGCTGGCCTTGGAGAAATGAATGAGGATTACAGATATATTTACACGACAAGATTTGTTGGCGCTTTCAGAATATTTATTGCCAAATGAGATGGATTTTAGCCTGCAAAGAAAAAATCGAAAGCGATTGCGCATGGTCGTAATGCTCGCCTTAGATAAGATGGATGCCGAATTGGAAGGAATGGGGGATAATTTATGACAAAATGTTGCTCTGATTGGCTAAATAAAATGCGGAGATGTGCTCATGCTGAGCCAGGATTTGAGCCGTATCATAAATGGATGCCGCTATCTTATTCTATAACTAAGCAGTCAGAACATGTGACTGGTCTAATATGCGGTGTATGCTTTCAAGAAGCCCTCATTTCCGAGGCCCATAAACATCGTGAATGATTTTAAGAACACACACTAAACCCAAGGTTAGATGCAGCTTGCAGCCCTCAAGCGTGTGGAATGGGCGCCTGAATATTCCTTATGATTTAATGAATTGTTCATACTTCTTAATAGAGTCTTCTTTCTTGGCTTTTCCCTTCTCGGTGTTGTAATACTTTTTATAGTACTCCCACAACCCCTCAATATCCTTGGCATCGGGAAGTTTCCCAGAAAATCGAAGGTAGTGAATTCGAGCCATAGCAGTGGCGAAATGAAGATCATAAATCATGCGCTCATGTTCTGGAATTTTTGTGCAATTAAAATGCATGGCCATCAGGGTGGCCATTCTATTTCGTGCGCGAATAAAATTCGTCCAGATATCCGTATAGGTATTGGGCTCCATTTGATAAATGCCTACGGCCGGCCCTTTTACTTGGTGTAACAATGTTCCACCTAAAGATTCTGCGGCGCACGTAAAGACGAGAATTTCTTCCGCATCTTTTGAATAAACTTGCAACTTGGATAAAACGGGTTCAATAATCAGTGAGCGAAATTGCGAACAATCGAGCATAATTTATCCTTAAATAGTTTGTTGTGTTATATTAATGCAAATTGGAAGGATTTCCGAGTATGTCTAAAATAGAAGCAAAAAGACTCTACCTTAAATTAAAGCACGGGGAGTCTTCTTATAAGGAATCAACTCACTGCCCTATGATTATTCGGATAATGAATACTCGTGGGACAATGACAGCATTTTGCGAAGAGGCATTAATAAGTGACGCGCTTTTCTATAAATGGTGTAGACAATACCCCATCTTTGAGCGCTGCTATCAAGTGGGGAAAATGATTTCAAAGGCTAATTGGGAGGCGGAGGGTGAACAGGGAAAGGATGATGAGAATTTTAATCTCGAGTACTGGCGAATCACTGGCGCGTGTCGATATGGGGTTGGCCGTACAAACCGTGTCCGAATGGCCATCGACCCAGAGGCCAGCCCTTACGAGCAATACCAACAGCTTATTAAACAAGCTAACGGAGAAGAGTTTACTGCTTCCGAAATTAAACAGCTAATGGAGTCAGTGAATATAGGAAGGTCAGTTTATGAAACCTTTAAACTTCAAGAACGAGTAACTGAGATGGAGAAGAATGTGAAACGCATGGAGTTAAACCATGGCCACAATTGCAGCACAATTGAGAAAACTTGAAAAAAAGATTACCATTCCGTATCGAATCCGATTCGTTGATAAATTAATTGACCCATCGGAATTTGAAGAAAAAATTATCTATGTTCATATTGATTTAAAAGGAGCTTAAATCATGAGCAAATTATCCCGATGGCTCAAGAAGGCTGAGAAAGCCATTTCTAATACTATACCGCACCAACATTCCGCTGATAGACGTGCCGCCAATCAAGCAGTCGCAGAGCAAATCAGTTTTTATCAGCAGCAAAAAGAACAAATGGCTAGCGAAAGCGCGAAAATTGAAAGCGAACGTGAGCGAGAAAAACAAAAAATTGCTGAAAAACAAATTCGCAGTATGCGAAGAGCTTACCGGATGCCAGGCTTTATGGATGAGGCAGATCCTGGATTAAGCAACACTCTAGGCTAAGATAAGGGTTTACATGGACTACATGGAGGTTGTAGGCCAAGATTTAGTTTATGCGGAGCATGAACGTCTATGGCGCTTATTTAGAAAACGATATCAGTCTGCGAAGACTGTGGCCGATTTATGGGCTTCCATATTGGAAGCCTGTTACTATTATGCGGTTCCTTATAGAAACCGATTCTATCGCCCCAAAGAGCAGCAAGGGGAGTTTAAGGCCACTCGTCTCTATGATACAACTGCTGTCGAGGCGACTAAAACATTTGTATCAAAATTACATGACGCCATGACGCCGCCTAATGTTCAATGGGGCTACCTTGATATTGATGAAACTTTTGATACCGAAGAAGATATTGACCGCACCCAAATTCAGCAAATGCTGGACAATTACATGCGAAAGCTTTTTGTCTACATCCATGAGTCAAATTTTGATGTGGTCATCAATGAGTGCTATTTTGATTTAGCCATCGGCACAAGTTGTCTAGTTATCAATTCATTTACCGATGAACAACCGCTTTTATTTACCTCTGTTCCCATGGATAAGCTATCCATAGAAGAGGCATTCACAGGCCGCGTTGAATCTTGGTATCGATATTGGGAAGACGTTAAGATTAATGAAATCCAGGTGCGCTGGCCTAATGCGAAGCTAACTCCTGAAATGATGATGATGGTCATCGAAAATCCAGATGCAGTATGCCGGTGTCTCTATGAGGGAGTCATGTATATGCCTCATCGAGAAAAGCCTTACATGTATATGATTGGCACCGAAGAATGTCCCATTTTGTGTGAAGAGTTTGAATCCAACCCTGGGATTGTTTGGCGATTCCAGAAGGTTAACAACGAAGTCTTTGGCCGCGGTCCAGTGATGGATGCACTGCCTTCAATAATTTCTTTGAATGAACTAGCACGGATTGAGCTAGCTGCGGCCAACTTAAATACGTTTAAACCTTATATGGGGTTTACGGATGCAGTGTTTAATCCGCATACGTTTAAATTAGAGCCATTTACCGTCATCCCAATTGCACCCATAGGGGCCGGGTCACAAGCCCCGCTTATTCCATTGCCAGGTTCAGCCGATCCACAATTTTCACAATTAACGATTCAGGATTTACGTAATCAGATTAAGACACTTCTATTTAATGATGTGAATCCGAATGAGAGCATTCAGCCCCAAACAGCAACCGAATTAATGATTGTGCAACAAAATTTGGCTCAGAAGATTGGCCCGCTCTTTTCGCGGTTGCAGCAAGAATTTCTTTGGCCTGTCATTAAGCGCTGCGCCTATATTCTTGACAAGCGTGGCCTTTTACCAATCCCTAAAGTAAAGGGCGTGAAAATCAATTTCCGTTATCGCTCCCCGCTTGCATTGGCTAAAGGGCAGCAGGACATTGCGCGATTTACTCAATACTTCCAATTAATGCAAGGGATGTATGGCCCAGGCCCAGCGTTGACATATATTAATTCTGGGTTGGCCCCATTCCTAATAGCCGAGCAAATGCAGGTTGATGCAAGATATCTCAATAGCCCTGACCAAGTGCAAGAAATGGCTCAACAAGCTCAGAATCAGCAAGACGCCATGATGGCGGGCGCACAAGAGCAACAACAAGCTGAAGAAATGGCAGCCATCGAGAATTCTATACAAGGAGAAGCCGCTTAATGTCGACGAAAGGAAATCCATTTTTAGAGCCAGAAAATTATTTTGAAGGGTATACAGACAGTGTACAAAAATTAAAAAATAAACCCGAAGTAGTAGAACTTGATAAGCTTTGCTACTTCGTTTTTTCAACTGACGATGGAAAAAAATTCCTGGAGGTGGTCACAGAGCGCTATTTAATTCCTGGATTCATACACCCATCTGCCCCAAATCCAAGAGATGCAGCTTTATATTATGAGGGATTTAAAGAGGCATTTAGGATGATTCGGCACAGTATTAAATCTCATGAACAACGCATCAAAGCCGAAAGTATTAAACAAGCGGAGAGTAAACAAGCATGAGTTTATTAGAAGAAAGCAACACGGCGGCTGAAGCAGGAGAATCAATTAATCAAAGCGAAGCCCCAAGTTCTCCGACCTGGTATTGGGATGAAAATACCCCTGGGAGTGGCGATCGCCCTGGATGGCTGCCTACGAAATATAAATCCGCAGCCGATGTTGCTAAAGCCTATGGGGAGCTTGAGAAGCGTTTAGGACAAGCGCCAGCAGAATATGACTTTTCCAAAGGGGAAGGTTGGATTGAGCCGGATTATGAGCCTTTCCAGCACATGGCGGATTTTGCCAAGCAACACCATGTCCCACAATCGGTGATGGACAAGATGCTTGAAACTGTTGGATTGTATCTGGATGAATTTAGAACAGATATGAATGAAGAAAAGGCAAAGCTCGGTGAGAATGCAAGTGAGCGTTTACAGGTTCTTAACAATTGGGCGCGCTCCAATTTATCAGAGAAAGCCTTTACCGTGTTAAGCGGTAATATGAGGACGGCTGATGCCATTGAAGCGCTTGAGGAAATTAGAGAAAAAATGCTAGGAAATAATACTATGGTACCAGGAAATAATGCAGCTAATACGAACGGTGGTTTGACCATGGAAGAATATAGATCCGAACTACAGGCCAATTATCAAAAATATAAAAATGACCCGTATTACCGCAAAGAAATGGAGCGAAAGTTAGAACGAATTGTAATGAACCAAAAAGTGTAATATTAGTATTTACATAATGCAAAGATAGTAATATAGTTGCAATAGTTGTTAAAAAATTAACTAACAGGACACCTATTACCGAGGCCCGAAAGGACACCCTCATCACCGTGATAGCCCTACTTAGTAATTGATGGTCGTTTTTGCCAAGGTCGGCAAAACGTAATTAATTATTTGATAGGGATATCTCACCATGTCACAGTCATTAACCGCAGTACAACAAACCGATTTCGATGAGCTCGTAAAAGCCGAATACCGTTCACAAGGATTTATTCTGCGTGATTCTGTGCGGACTAAAAATGATGTTATAGGTTCTAGCGTTGAATTTCGCAAAGTGGATCAGGTAATTTCTGTACCCACGGCTTACCTTGCTGCCGTAAACATTCAGGATCCAGATTACACAAAAGTAACTTGTAATATCCAAAAATACACCACGCCTACAGCGGTGGATACTGTTCAAGAATTGACCGTTAACTTTGATGCCAAAATGGAAAATGCCATGCTGGTCGGACAAGCCATGGGCAGACGTTCTGACCAAATCATCATTGATGCCTTAGATGCAGATCCGGGTACAACCATCGCTGATGGGGGTACGAACTTCAGCTATGAAAAATTCACCGAAGTCTATGAGCGCTTTGAGCGAAATGCAGTGCCCAAGGGTGAACGTTGGATTGCTGTATCAGCACCTATGGTGCGTTCACTCATGCAGGACGACCAGTTTATTTCGACCTTCTATACCGAAAACAGAATTCTTGATCGTGGTTATATTCTTGAATATTTAGGCATTAACTTCGTGACAATTCCAGACATGACTGAGGGCGGTTTGCCTTTAGCTGGAGACATTCAGACTGCGTTTGCATGGCACAAAATGTCAACCGGTATGGCAATAGGCCATGACTTTAGAACTGAGATTAACTACTTGCCTGACCGTACTTCCTGGCTAGTCAACGGTATTTTCTCAGCGGGTTCTGTGGTTATTGATAACCGCGGCGTAATCGCAATTGATTGTGATATTTCAGTTTAAGGAGAAACTACAATGGCTTTCGATCTTAATCGTTTTGTAAGGCAAACCGTTGCCTTCAATGCCGGACGAATAACTACTTCTTTTAACCCTAGTGATACGCCAGCATTTTCTAATGGCCCGCAATTGTTTTCTTATGCCTCATCCGCAGACACAATTGCTACTATTTCTGCGGCGAACTATTTCGCAGATGAGGTTCAAAACCTATGTGTAGGCGATATTATTATTGCCGAAGGTTCTGATGCCTCAAATATGCTTCAAGTAGCTACTGTAGATAGAAGTGCAGGAACAATTACTGTAGTTGGCTTTACCCCAAGCGGTGTTGTGGACACTGCCAACATTGCTGATGGCGCGGTCACCAACGCTAAGATCAATGCTTCTGCGGCGATCGCATTCTCTAAGTTTGCAAGCTTAGCAACTGGTCATATCCTTGCTGGTAATGCTGGCGTGGTAACCGACGTAACCATGGGTGGCGATGCCACGATTGGCGCGACTGGTACGGTCACTATTGCCAACAACGCTGTGACTTCCGCAAAAATATCACCACTGGTTAGAAAGTATACAACTGTTGCTATTACTGCGGCTGAGTTCAACGGCATGTACGCGGCTCCTAAATTACTTCTAGCAGCTCAGGGCGCTAATACCTTAATCGTATTAGACCAGCTTCAATTAGTAATGACTTATGGTGCGGCTGCTTTTGCTGGTGGTGGTGTTGCGGCAGTACAGTATGACTCAACAGCAAACGGAGCTGGTGTTATCGCTTCAACCACTTTATCTGCTGCTACCTTCCAGGCTACGGCCAGTACAACCTTCACAATGAATGCTGGAGTGGTAGTACTACCCTTCACAACCACTGTGAACAAAGGCTTGTACCTAAGTAACCTCACTGGTGCGTTTACGACTGGTGACAGTACCTTTGTGGCTCATCTCTGGTATAGGGTTATTCCAACCGTATAATTTTGGAGTATATGGATGGCTGAGTCTAAAGTTTCGATTATCTCGAATGCGATAACGCAGCTTGGGCATCAGCCTATCGAAAGCTTGACGGCAGGTGATCAGATGGTGGTCGCAGCCGAACAAGCTTTCGATATGCTCTATCCAGCTATTCTTGCTGAGAATAACTGGCGATTTGCAACTCAAATTCAGCAATTGTCCGTGTCAATTGAGGTGCCTCCTCAGCCTTGGCTCACCGTTTATTTACTACCTGCTGGATGGCTGAAAACCATTCGAGTCTATCCCAATATTTATGTTTGGGACATTTATGAGAACTCAAAGATATATGCGCAATACAGTGGCGAATGGTTCATGGAATATATCTTTCAACCCGATATTTCTAAGCTACCTGCCCACTTTGTCAAATATTTTGTCTACGAGATTGCAGCTTATCTGGCGCTGTCTAATGCTCAACGACCAGATTTCTATGCGCCCATAGAAGCAAAGCGCCAACAAGCGTATGCCATGGCTGCTGCTGTAGAGGCTCAAAATAGACCGCAATTTACACAATACACCTTCCCCGTACTAGCCAATAGAAACTTGGGAACGATAATCGGCAATAGTGTTGGCTCATAGGAAGCACTGATGGCACATATACTTTGGTCACAGGATTTTTTTGCAAAGGGCGAACTTTCGCCACTCATGTATTCCAGGGTAACATTGAATGCTTATTACCAAGGGTTAAAGCGTGCTAAAAATGTTTTATGTTTGCCTCAGGGGTCTGCTGGTAAACGATTTGGGACTCGCTACGTTGTGCAAACTGGACTGTCTAATTACAGGCAGGTTTACTTTAAAACATTTCAGTATCTTAATGAATGCTGTTATCTGATTGTTTTCTTTAACGATTCAATTGCAATCTTCCTTGAAGATTATCTCATTGCGACCGTTACTGGGACTGGCATCATGGCTGATGAAGTACAGCTCATTGATCATACGATTTTGGAAAATCATTTTCGAGTGACAACCGGAATCTATCCCCCTAAAGATTTAACCCGTTCCGCAGTGACTCCTAATGCCATTACCGCTTTTTCGTCCGTTAATGATACATTGACGGTAACTACACCGTTGCCTTTGAATGGATTTTGGCCCACACAATTCACGCATGCTGGCTCATTGCCAACCACTTCTCCTCAAATTCATACCAATAAAACTTATTTTGTTAGAGCGGTAACTACTACCACAATTCGAATTTATGCCACTGCTCAGGATGCTGCGGCAGATGTAAATTTCTTTACCATTAGTAGTGCAGGAACGAGTGCCAACATTGTGATACTTAATATATGGACATTTGCAAACGTGACGTTTAAAAATCGTCCTGTCTTTGATTTTACGGGGGGATATAATACCTCGGCTTTTACGCCAGGAGCGGCAACGGGGTTTGGGGTAACCCTCACACGCACAAGTGGCGCCTTTAATTTTGTGACCGCTTATGTAGGTGGAATGTTTTCAGGAAATGGAGGTATAGCGCGCATCACAGCCACAAATGGCACAAATCAGGCTACTCTTGATATTGTTCAGCCATTCAACTCTACTGCGGCGATTCCAGGCACTCAATGTTTTATTGCTGAGCCTGCATGGTCTGATGACCGAGGCTGGCCACGAAAATGTTCCTCCTTTCAAAATCGAGCGTTCTTTGCGAATACCGAGCTATTATCCAATGGTCTGTGGGCCTCCGTAGTCAATGAATTCGATGACTTTGACGACATTGAAAAAGATCCTACCAATGCCATTAGTTGGTACCCGACCTCTGATACGGTGAACTATATCAACTTTATTGTCCCCTACCGCAGTTTAACCATACATACAAATTCAGGGGTTTATTCAACACCATTATCGGTAGAGACAGCCATTACACCAGCAAATTTCTCCTTAAGCTTACAGGACTCAACCCCTGCTGACCGCGTGCAACCAGCGGGGCTCGACAACCAGATTATTGTTCTTTCTGGAAATGACGCCCATAGCCTATTATGGGATGGATTCAATAATGCCTATACATCCAGCATTATTTCCATCGCTAATGAACAGCTTTTACGCACGCCGATTGATGAAGCGCCCTATGTTGATAAAGTTCGTGGAGGTTCTCGCTATATGTTCATCGTCAATGAAGATGGAACCATGGCCATTTATCAGACATTAATCTCTGAAAATGTATCCGGCTTTACAGTGGCCGAGCTTGAGCAATCTTATGGGAATGCTTATTTCAGATGGGTGGCGTCAAACTTTGATGGGCGAGCATGGTTTATTACGGAGCGCGAAATAGGCACTGCTCAAGCACCTGTTTCCATTACTGGCTTTACATCATCCTCTTTTCAAGCGGCCTATGCATTCCCCACGGATACGTTTACTGCATGCTCATTTGCTGGAACCACGTTGCCCACCACGTCACCTCAAATTGTTGCAGATCATATCTATTGGGCGGTTGGAGTGGATGCTACTCATTTTAAAATTTATTTGACGCAGGAAGATGCGCTGGCTGATGAAAACCCCTTTACTATTTCAGATAGTGGCACTTTGGCCACGGTAACCGCCTACCCCCTTCAAACCTTTTTATTTATTGAACAATTAGATTTTGATGCACAGATGGACTGTGTGGGCTATTACTCGAGCACTCCAACCAGTCTGATTACCGGTCAAACTCGCTTTAATGGTCAAGAGGTATTAATGCAAGGCGACGGTTATGGATTTAATGATTGGGTAGAGAATGGCAAAATTTATTTCGAGTCTCACGGGATGCTTCGCGAGGTCTCTGAGGCCCAATATGGATTTCCTATTGAAGTGGAAATTAAGCCGCTTCCTCTCTCGTTACCGATGGGATCTACCGCTCATAGTTCAAATTTAATTGACACAAAGCATTTAAGATTTGCAACTTTTCTGTTTGCTGACACAATTGGTGGTACAATAACAGACGGTAATAATACTGTACCCATTGCATTAAGAACGCTCTTACAGACAACTCCTGGTGAACCACCTGTTCCCACAACTGGAAGTTTTGAGATGTCGCTCTTGGGTGGATGGAATGACTTTACTTATAACGCTTTCACGATTAACCATCGTGAACCCTTTGGCATGAAGCTAACGGGCATATTCTATAAGGTCGATGCTTAAAAGGAGTTTAGGCTATGGATCCGATGACAGCATTTCTGTTATCTATGCAAGCAGCAGGCTTAGTGAGCAGCGCTTATGGCTATAAATCACAGCGAAAAACCATTGAACTGGGACGTAAACTTGAACAAGAACAATTCACGACCAACCTTCAGGCCTTGAGGCTTGAGAGTGCTCAGGCTTCTTTGGATGAAATGAAACAGGTTCGCCAAAATATAGGCGCTCAAATTGTAGCCAATGCAGCACGTGGAAATCGCGGTGGTTCAAGCTATTTAGGCATTCAAGAAAGTGTCAGTAATTTTAATAATGATGAACGACGACGACGGCTAAATCTTCTCGCCAAAGAATCCCAACTGCGCGCAGGCCAGGTGTTGTCCGGCCTTCATACGCTTCAATCTGAAACGCAACTCGGACAAAGTTTGTTTAAAGATTTCTTAAACACAGTTCCACTTAGCGCGGGCCTAGATTCACTTTTTAGACAATCTAAAAAGAAAAGCTCAACAAATGCCACCAGCAATACGGGCGGCGATTTTAATTGGGGGTATTAATGGCCACCCCAATACCAGAACCGATTCAAGAACAAGTTAAAATTGATACCACTGTGGGTCAGGCACCTTTTGAGTCCTCTTTTTCTAATGCAGCGATGACGCCCACAATGCTAGGGGATTTAGGAGCAGCAACTGCACAAAGTGCTTCTAATATGTTGGCTACTCAATGGGGCTATCAAGCGGGATTAACCCCGCATGGGGATTTGGTTCCTCCGCTGACCAAAGCGGATAAAGCTTATCAACAAGCATATATGGCGCAATCCAGCAATACCCTGAGCCTACAACTCAATGACATGATGTTAAAAGCCAATGCGCAACTGCATAATCTAAATCAATTAACCCCAGGCATCATTACTGACTATCATCAACAGATGTCGGAAGGTGTGGAACAAATATTAAGCAATGCACCGATCCAACTTAAATCTACGCTGGGGGCTCAATATGCCTCCCAAATCCAAAATACAACACATAATCTATCCATCAAGCTCGATAATCAAAACAAAGCCCGCGTTGCTGAGCACATGAAAGTTGTTGATAAACAGACTGATGTTGAAATTATTAACAAGGCGATGAGTGGGGATTTAGAGGGTGCTCGCAAGCTTTATGAATCAAAACTGGAAAACAACAAGCGCCAGTTTGAATCAGGCATGATGGCTGAATCGCAGCTTTACACGTCTAATGAAACTGCAAAACTCAGCTACCACACTGCTATATCGAACGCGAAAGCATTGGCTGCACGCAAAGCAGGCAGAGGGGAGCTAGATAAATATTTAGCTAGTCTTGCGGACTTTGACAATAAACCTGCCGATCTTACTTATGACCAATACAATACGATGGGGACTAACACCCTGCGGTTTATGCAACATTTAGATCGGCTTGAACAAAATGAGCGCCAAGATATTGTTAGTGATTTAAATGCCAAATTGTTTACTGGTGCACTGAGTAATCAGGATATTGAAGAGGCTCAGGCCTCTGGATTATTAAGGCCTGCTGATATTAATGAGTTAACAGCGAAGTGGAACCGATGGCAATCATCGCATCAAGTGGCACAAAATGAACTGCTTGCGACAGCTACAGGATTTAGCGATACGCTTGCCTATAATGCAGCCCCTGCTAAAAAACAAAACGAAGCCTTTAACTCAATCGTTCAATCGATAAAACAAAAACGTCCTGATGCTGAAATAGGCACCATTGAGGCAGAAGTTGCAGCCATTGCTGGAGGGCCTAATCAGTCATTTTTTAATCATTTAACAAGTCTATCGAGGTCTGCGGTTCCAGGAGAATTAGAACGGGCCTCACGTATGTATCATATTGTTAATAATCGTTCTCCCGAAAATTTATCCGGACTTTCTCAAGGTACCCTCGATAATATAAGGGCCTTTGATGCATTTAGAGAGCTTTACCCTGCTGATAGTGTGCAAGCTACAGCTATGGCTCGCAATGTGATGCTTCCTAAAAACCAAGATCAGAAAGATGCTAATAATGCAGCTTGGGCAGATTATCGACGAAATTTTTTAAGCACATCGGCAGACCGCTTGAAGTATGCAAAAACCGTTTTGAGTGCCAACGGCTTGTTTTTTAAACCCGATGTTTTATCAAGCACCGAAACTTCTCAGCATATCACCAATATTTTAGAACGATATACGAAGCTCTTTAATGGGGACACGGAGGCCGCAAAGACTGCTACAAAAAACGCCGTGAGTACTATTTATGGAGAGACGCATTTTAATGGAAAAAAAGAAGTTGCCAAATTCCCGATTGAAAAATATTCAGGCTATGGCAATAAATCAACATTTTTCATACAGCATGATTTAATTAATAGCTTGCAATCACAGTTTGGTGCTTATCGAAAAGCCTTTGATGAGGGACGTAGTAATTTCTTTTATCGGGTTAAGGATGCCGATAACTGGTCGTTGACCGGATTGGGTACCACCCTTGACCAAGCAAAAACGATCAAAAATAGCCTTGATCGACTGGACACCAAAATGGTGCAACTGAAAGCCAAGATGGATAAAGGGGGGTACTACGGTGGCATTAAGTATGATGCCGAATTCAACCAACTTCAAAATGAGCGCAATGATTTAATTAATCAATTAACCCCGCTGCAACAAAAAATCAATGGTATCAATGATTGGTCAAAACCCATTCAAGTAGAACAGGTCTGGAAAGGTGAAGTTGGTATTGAAGGCCATACTGAAACTTTCACACTATCCATTAACGCAGGCGATAATACGAGTTTTTCCTATGATACGTCATCTCCAATTATAGGGGACTACGATATTTTTCTAATCTCACCAAAGGGCGCTCGGGTGAGCATTCAAGCCTTAGCTGGGCATGCGATGTTGCCGGTGGTATACACCCCTGACTTCATGACAATCCGTAATAATACCGCCAATTTTATTAATTCATCAGGTGGTCAGACCAGTTATGAGGAGGCAATGGCTCGATATCGGATTTCGCTTCAATCCAAACCCAAAGAAGACACCTTATCCCCTTCAACGCTAGCAAGCCGTGGGCTAACGGGTGAGTTGGCACGACGTCAATTTTTAGGGGAGTCCAATGACTAGTCAACGCCTAGAGAAAGCTTCGACCAATCCTTGGGATAATCTAAAGGAAGTGGCCACGCAATCTCGTGAGTTTTTTTTACCTCATGAGGCGACTATACCCAGCGATATAGAGTCGTCCATTGATGAGCAGCAAGCCTTTGATACCGCACATGGACAAAAACCGTTTCATTATACCCCTATACCCATCGAAGATGAGGTTGAGACTTCCCCCGGTGTGTTTGAGGGGATAGGTCATGTCTGGAAAGATTTCTCATTAACGGGTTCCCTTATTAATGCTTATCAAAAGCATAATGCGCTCAAAGCAACCAACTTAGATGCTGAAAGTCCTACCGCCGATATTATTCCAGAAAATTGGACTAGCCTTGATAATGAAGACCTTTACAAGCAAACCTTTCCCAAATATTGGGATTTGTTGCAAATGGCCAAAAGTCCTGCCGATCAATTAGCTCGCTTTAATTATGCGCAATTAATGATGAAACAGGACGAGTATTATAAGAAAGGATCTTGGTTTCAAAAAATGGTCTCCTACGGGGTTGGTGTTCCATTAAGTTTTGTAGCGGATTGGCCTACCTTAGTTCCATGGGCGCAAGCAGTAAAGTACGCGAAAATTTCGCAGAACATTCTTTACAATGCGCCGCGGGATGCGTTGTTAATCTCCGGCATTGCCGGTGCTGAAGAAAGCGCGCGTTACGCCCTTGATGATGATACAACAGCAGCGAATGCTGCGGAGCATATGCTTTATGAGACGATGGCGGGCACTTTCCTGCTTGGCGCTGGCCATGGGCTCTCAGCGATTTATCGAGGCTATAAACTCAAGCAAAGTGCCCCACAGGTATTAAAGGCGAATAGTGAGGGGGTTCAAGTAGGCTTTGATCTTACCAATGAAGGAGACATTATAAATGCGACCGCCCAAAGAGCAGAAGATAATAGCCTTAGCGCTGCTAGGTTACATAACCTTGACATATTTTATTCTTCTCGGCTTAAGGAATCTGGATTATTTGCTGTTCCCAAAATAGCTAATATTTTTTCACCCTTAAGTCCTGTAATGAGAGGACTAACGAACCCCTACGGAACGCTTAATCATTATACAAATGTCATGGTTTCTCATGGCATTAATACGATTGGCGGAAAGAAAACAGTTCCTCAAGGCATTAGTTTTCAAGACCGAGTTAACCAGTTGGAAGGACAGGCTATTAAATTCGGTTTAGACATGGAAGGATTGCGAAAGCAATACAATGGCATTGAATTAACCGGTACTGAAACTGACGCTTTAAAGAAATTAAAATCAACATTGAACAAGAAAAAACCTGACGATCCGGCATCCTTCGGTTACCAAGTCGCTCTTTCAACGCTTATGAAACAAAACCATGAGGCATTACAGATTAACGAAGCCTCTGCGAAGTGGAGCGCATTTACCAATGACATTCGCACCCGTTGGGCGAATGCCTATGGGTATGACACAGAACATGTAGGTCATTGGAATGATGAAGGCTATTTCTCACGGGTCTATAATCGTTATCGTATTTCGCGCAACAAAAACGAATTTATTCGTTTTGGTGTCACGGAACTCCAAGACCAAGACCGTATTATTCAACAGACATTAGCACCGCTTACGGATGTTGAGGCACGTATTAAAAGTCTTGAAGATTTAATTTTATCGGGTGTCAATCTTCGCGAAAATCGACAACAGCTATCGGAAGCCAACACTTCACGTAAAGAAATTATTGATGAATTACAGGGGAAGCTTCGCGAAGACCCGTCCTATTTAATCATGTTAGAAGAAGCCCCTCTCTCCTCTGAAGATGCTGAAGGACTGGCTAATTTCTTAAAACCACTTCAAGATTTACGCCATGAACGAGACGAAGTTCAAGCCGCTGTTTCTGCGCTCAAGCAGCAGCGTTATCGCTTAAAGCAAAAGATGACGCGCAAATCAAGTAAAAATAAATCCGATGAGCAACTCCAACTAGAGTTTGAAAAAGATAAGTCAAGGATGGAAGATATTGAATTATCGATTACCCAACAAGAAGCCAATTTAAAGACGAAAGAAAACGAAATTCTAGATGAAGATTTCCGACTAAATAGCGAAGCTGAAAGTGGTAAGGTTCCCAAGCGCTGGTTTACTAAAAGCCCAGAGACCGGTTTTATTCATTTTAAAGACCCATCCCTAAAACCAAAATTTCGCCCGCTTTACCGCGATCAAGAGCATATGGAAGAAGAGGTTAATGGTCTTTGGGAAACGTTGATGAATTTATCCGATGATGAAATTGCCACCCAATCCATGCGTTCTATTCATGATTTCTTTCAAAGCAATCCTGCTCTAAAACGCAGCGTCATGTTTCGCACGAAAAACCTATTAACCGGTGGCTGGCTGTCCACAGATTTGCCAGCCATGGCTCATAACTATGCTATGTCCCTGGGGAAATCCGCGGCCTTAGAAGAATCCCTGGCACAATTTAAAGAGCGCACTGGAGCAATCACTGGACTTGAAGGCGTCTATAAATCACTGCGTGATGAACACTTACAACGGTTAAATAAAATTGAAGATATGCCTGAGAAAGAGCGCAAAAAAAATCTTGATAAAGAATATAAAACTTACGATAAGAATCGAAAATTTTTAAATAACTTCCAGGATGCCCTGATGGGCGTTCCATCAGGAAGCCGTGAAGTAATGCAATTTGCACAATCTGCAAAAAATCTAGCGGCTTCGGTTAAGCTCGGGTTTGTTCCCCTCACTCAATTATCAGACATGGGTGGAATAATTTTTAAATATGGCACCTATTCTTTCTTTAGAGATGGTTTTGCGCCAGCGGTGTCGTCAATGAATGGGTTAATTAAATCGAAGATTGGTGAGCGTTATAGAGAGAATGCCAGCGAAGCATTAATTGGCGTCGAAGGATTTAGAACCAATTTAACGAAAAAATTCTATGGGGCTGACCCTTACAACGACATTACGCCCAATAATTCCGTGTCGCGTTTCATAAGTGACTTCGCGCGAAGTTCCGCGCAAATTACCGCGAAATTTACTTTGATGAATTGGCTTGAGAATTTTAACCGCTCTATGACGGCAAATATTGCACAAAACCGAATTATGAAACTGATGGCTCGGGCAGCCGATGGAACCATCAACAAACGTCAACAAAGAAATTTAAGTCGATTAGGGATCGAACATGAAGAGTGGTCAGAAATCTTCATGGAACAATTTAAGGAATTCGGAGAGAAAGGGCTATTTGGAGGTTATCAAAGTAATTATTATCTCTGGTCTGATACAGCCGCCAAAAATAAAATGGGGCAGGCCATTCTCATGGCTGTTAATGACACCATCATTAAAAGACAGGTTGGCAATGAACCGTTTTGGATGTCAAACCCCGTCATGTCGATGGTCACGCAATTTATGGGGTGGGGGTTCTCCGCCTTTAATCGATATACCATTCCATTTCTACAACGCCCTGATGCACATATGATTATCGGAACCATGAGCTTGGGCTTCATTGGCGCCATGGAGGAATGTTTGCGCAAATGGGCACGCGGTGAAGAGGTAGATCTTGATAACAATAAATTGATTATTGGAGCCTTTTCCAACTCGGCCCCTTTTGTGATGCCTTACAAGGCGGCCATGTTGGCTAATGTCTTATTAGATAGCAAGACCCTGGAAGGTCTTAAAAATGATAAACAGCGCGGCATACTGGCTCTTGGAATGATTGGTGGCCCTGCATTTGGTTATGCGAAAGATTTTACGACAATGGTGCAAATGTTTGGCACGGGAAAATTTAATGAAGAAGGGTTTAAAAAAGGAATCAGAGTTCTTCCGTTTACCCAGTGGTGGTGGACGTATCGAATGAGCCAAGCATTTCTAGGCAAAGCGACTGAAGGATTACCCAGAACCAAGGAACAGGCTTCGGCCTATTGGGAGTAATAAAATGACACAGGTTGTGATTGATGACATCATCCCACGCACACAACTAGTTGCTACTGCGGGTCAGACTGTATTTAATACAAATTGGACAGCAGATGCAGACACAGACATTAATGTTTATGCCAGAGCAGATGGGGTTGAGGCAAACGACATTACGCAACTAGTTAACCCCAACCTATATAACGTGACCTTTGTTGGTGGCAGCGAAACGGTTCGCGTCACTTTTTTATCAGGGCGCACTCTTAACGATGTGATTACGATTGTGCGCAATACTCCCGCTGAACGCTTAAACCTATATACCAACACCAATTTTGTTCCTGAAATGCTCAATCAGGATTTCGGAATATTAACCTTGGTTGATCAGCAAGCGCAGATGTATGACACCGTGGTTGCACCTCACTATAATGTCAGCGCTACTATCGAAAGCGCGGCCCCCACACCCGCTGATGTTATCTTACCTATCTTAGATGCTAATCAGGCATGGGTTATGAATCCAAGCCGAACTGCCATTATTGCTTATGACTTGCCCTCAGGTGGTGGGGTTGCGCCCAATAATGCTGAGTATTTAATCCGTGTGGCTAACAGCGAGTTACCCAATGCACAAGTCATGGGAAGTTTAGACAGTGGCCTTGTGGTTAACACCACCACAACCGGCGTCCAACTAACACGTACTTTAACCGGCATCAGCAATCAAACCTCTATAACCAATGGAAATGGTATTTCAGGAAATCCTACTATTGGGCTTGCAAATAACCCCATAATTCCAGGAAATGAGGGCTTAGGCTTGCCCTCGGGAACTACTGGCCAACGTCCTGGAAGCCCTTCTGGCACCGAATTACGATTTAATACAACTAATACCGTGCTTGAGTATTGGGATGGCTCATCGTGGATTGAGCTCTCCGAATCAGGAAACGTCTCAACAATTACAGGCACTGAGAATCAAGTGTTAGTCAATGGCACCTTTGGAACCCCCGAGGATGGCCCTATCACCTTAACACTTCCCCAAGATATTGCGACGACCAGCGCACCAACCTTTGATGGTTTTAAAGATGGCATTGGCAACTATATGCTTAAATTAGATACAACTGCCTTGGGTGTTAATTATGTCGTGGCTTTTAATGAAATAAGCAGCGATAACCCTGGTATTCGAGCTGATGGGCCATCTTCCGATATTGGTATAACTTGCGCTTGTAAAGGTACGGCTGATTTTCAAATTACAACGCTGGGAAATACAGGAATTACCTTTAACACTGGAACAACTTATCAGCATCTACAAAGTTTTGTTTTTGGTAATACGGCCAATGCTCGTACAACAACTTTTCAAGACAGTGATGGGACTGTTGCTTATTTATCAGACATTCCCGCAGCAGGGATTACAAATATTAACCAAAATACATCCTCAGCTACATTAGCGGCTAATTCACGGTATGCCATTAACAACGGCGCATCCTTGGTTACCTTAACGCTTCCGGTATCACCTATTATAGGAGACACATATATTATTGTTGGCGGTTCCAGCGGCGGATGGACAATCGCTCAAAACGCATCTCAACAATGTCATATAGGCTCTACTGCAACAACCAGCGGCGTAGGCGGCTCGATATCATCTGGCAATCAATATGATTGTATTACTTTAACTTGTGTTGCTGCGAACACTTTTAGTGGTTACAGCATCCAAGGAACTTTAACAGCAGTATAGGAGGCCGTGATGGCTAAAATTAATGCAGTAAACACATCCCTAGAAGGCCAGACGGGAACAGGTTCTTTTGTTGGTTCCACCTCACCATCCTTAACTACACCAGTTCTAGGGACGCCGAGTTCTGGGACTTTAACAAATTGCACTGGATTACCTATTTCAACGGGCGTTAGCGGCCTAGGAAGCAACGTAGCAACTTTTCTAGGTACACCATCGAGTGCCAACCTGGCCTCTGCTGTTACCGATGAAACAGGTAGTGGCTCTCTTGTCTTCGCTACTTCTCCGGCATTGACAACCCCAAATCTGGGCACGCCCTCAGCGGTTACTTTAACCAATGGAACTGGCCTCCCCATCTCATCAGGGGTCAGCGGATTAGGATCAGGTGTTGCAACCTTTTTGGCAACACCCAGTAGCGCTAATTTAGCCAGTGCAGTGACTGACGAAACGGGAAGCGGGGCGCTGGTATTTGCTACATCCCCAAGCTTAGTAACACCGGCCCTAGGAACTCCTTCTTCTGGGACTTTAACTAGCTGTACTGGATTGCCTATTTCAAGCGGGGTAAGTGGTTTAGGGTCTGGGATGGCAACATTCTTAGGCACTCCTTCAAGCGCCAATTTAGCTGCTACCGTTACTGATGAAACCGGAAGTGGTTCCTTAGTCTTTGCTACTTCTCCAACGTTAGTCACGCCTGCTCTTGGAACCCCTTCTTCAGGAACCCTAACTAGTTGCACTGGTCTGCCCATTTCTACCGGAGTCAGCGGGCTGGGATCTGGAATGGCTACATTTTTAGCTACTCCCTCTAGTGCTAATCTAGCTTCCACCGTTACCGATGAAACTGGCAGTGGCGCATTGGTCTTTGCTACGAGCCCTACTTTAGTGACACCAACCCTAGGAGCAGCCAGTGCGACAAGTATTAATTTTGGAGGTAGCACCCTAAGCAATTATGTATCCAATACCTCTTGGACTCCAACGTTTACCTTCGGCACACCAGGGAACCTTAGTGTTTCATATGCTACACAGACTGGTATTTATACACGCATTGGCTCGATGGTTTTTTATTCGTTTACACTTACGTGCACCCCTACGTTTACAACCTCTTCAGGGCTGTTAACGATTGGCGGCTTGCCTATTACAGTCGGAGGAACAGTTAACGGGGTCAACCAGATTAACTTATCCAGCGCGGGGTTTACCTATGGCGCAGGCAAAACGTCTCCACTTTCGGCGCCACTCGTAGGTACAAGTACACTCATCCTGGGCGCCCAAGGCAATAATGCTGCGGTTAATTTATTTGACAATACCAGCGTCGTGAGTGGGGTCGCCATTACAATGACTGGAAATGGTTTTTATTTTGTATAATAGGGGAGCAAATGGAGAAAAATATATTAGAAGAACGAATTAATTTCATTAGCAGCGAAATGATGAGATTAAAAGAAAATTATTCGAGGTTGGAAGGGGCTTTATCTGAAGCAACTTTTTGGCTAAAAAAAATTAACAAATCTCAGGAAGGACTAAGCAATGGCGAAACTCACGACCAAAGCACGCAACAAGCTGCCTAACTCTGCATTTGCGGGCCCAGACAGGAGCTATCCTGTTCAGGATCGCTCTCACGCTGCAAATGCCAAAGCTCGGGCTCAACAACAATTTAACAAAGGCAATATGTCTAAAGCTGAGCTATCACGGATTGATAGAAAAGCTGATAAAGTATTAGCCAAAAAGAAAAAATAATTTAAGGAGATCACCATGAAAGGACGCAATAACAAATCCCCAGTCAAAATGTCTAAAACTTTGGTCACCGACCGCGTGCAGTATGCTCCTAACTATGATGCGAAAAAGCAAACTGGAATGGAGGCTGCACTCATGAAGGTTGGTAAAAAATCGAAGCCACAGCGTTAATAAATGCTGGGGCTATTAAGTTTTCCCACTTTCTTATTATTAGCCCCGGCCCCTTAAGGGATACGCAGGTATGATTAAATATTTTCTATTATTATTGTTTCTTGGAATAGGGGCGTGCTCAATAACGCATGAACTAAAAATAACAAAACAACCGTGCCTCTACCCCTATAAAGAATATGATTTTACTCTCTGTAAAAATTATACATTCTATGTCGATGAAGAGTTCTTTATGGTTCATCGAGGATTTGCCACTGATTTGGCGTCAATCCCAAGAGTGTTATGGTCTATTTATTCGCCAACAAAAACAGAAACTATTGCGGGTGCAGTCATTCATGATTACCTATATTTTTGCCCTGGCGTTCTAAGTCGCAAAGAAATCGATACGATTTTTTATGATGCCTTGGTTTATGAAGGACTTCCCAAACGTACCGCTTTCAGATATTGGCTAGCTGTTAGATTATTCGGTAAAACTCATTTTAATGAAGGAGCGCTCTGTACACATGACCACGCCAGAACAGAAAACACATCTGGCCATCTGCGAATGGCTTTCGATACAACACCCCAAAATAGCCAAAGATCATCTGGTTAAAATTGATAACGAAGGCAAGCGAACCATAGGCGCCCATATGTTAGCCAAGCGCATGGGACTTCGCGCAGGGGCTAGCGATTTATTTTTATCCTACCCAACTAAAAAATATCCTGGTCTTTGGATGGAAATAAAACCGGACGGTTGGAAAGGTCCTCAAGGAAAAAAAGCAAAGATTCACCATGATCGACAACTTGAATTTCTTGAGAAACAAAAAGAAGTAGGCTATTCAACATGCTTGGTAATTGGCGTTGACCAAGGGATTAATGCGCTGAAACAATACCTTATGACAAATTAAAGTCGATTAATGATTGTATACTTTAACTATTAAATAGAAATAATGTATATACGAATACCTTATGGCATAACTCCAAGACATTACCAGCGAGAGTTCTTAAAAGCCGTAATACAAGGTAAGAACATTTGCTCCGTGATTCATCGACGCGCTGGAAAGGATGTTATTTCCGTACAAGCATGGCTTTTACGGGCATTAAGTCGAATAGGGACGCATGTTTATCTTTTTCCACTTATTCAGCAAGCGCGCTCAGTCATATGGAAAGGCATGGATTTTGACGGGAAGCCATTTCTAGCTGCAATTCCGGATGCCCTCATTGCCAAAAAGAATGAGGCTAGAATGGAGATAGAGCTTATCAATGGCTCAAGGATGGTTCTAGGTGGAAGCAATAACTACAATGGTCTTATGGGCACTAACCCCGTTACCATTATTTACTCTGAGTTCAGTTTGCATAACCCTTTGGCACGCCAGTATCTTAATCCCATCTTGGTTCAGAATGGTGGTATCGAAATATTCCAATTTACGCCGCGCGGTAAAAATCATGGCTGGGAAGTTATGGACACGGTGCGTGAAAACCCTCGCTATTTTGTTCAGCATTTAACCGTTGAGCAAACCTTTTTAGATGAGGAAAAAACTCAGCGCGTTATTCCTGATTACCATATTGCTGAAGCCAGGAAAATGGGCATGTCTGACGAAATGATTCGTCAGGAATTCTATTGTGATTTTGACGTAGGTAATATTGGGGCTTACTTTACGCGCGAAATGTCCGATATGGAAACCGAAGGGAGACTCACAAACTTACGGCCCAATCCGAATCTTCCCCTCCATTCTGTCTGGGATTTAGGAGGCACAGATGCTACCGCCGGATGGTTATTTCAGCTAGAAGGCAAGTATATTAATCTTCTTCATATTCTTCATGACTCTGGCGAAGGGCTGAAATTTTATCTGGATAAAGCAGAGCTAATACGAAAATCCTTTGGATGCCAATGGGGAAATCACTTTATGCCGCATGATGTTAAACAAGGCCATCAAGGATGGGAAAGCACTGAATCTCGATTGATGATGGCTCGTAAGCATGGCTGGTTTTTTCAGATGACGCCACGGGTAAATTTTGAAGATGGGATTGAGTCAATGCGTTATATCTTTCCGAAACTTAGAATAGATAAAATAAGCTGCCAGATTGGTATTCGAGCCCTCCGCGAGTATCAACGCGAATATGACGAATTACGCGCGCACTATAAAAGCAAACCGCTTGACAATTGGGCAACTCACATTGTGGATGCATTGCGCTACCTCGCTGTGAACTATCGAAGACTTTATGATGTCCCGCAAGCCCCTATTAAATACGAGTCATCCGTGTGAACTCTTTACCCCCCTAAGAAACCCA